CGCTGAACATGGTCCAGAACTCAGGCATGGTGTCACGGACATCCCAAGCGCGCTGAGCGGCGGGCTCCTCAGCGGGGCTGACCTTGCCCTCACGGAGAAGGGCGCTGACAGCCTCACGGCGCTCGACATCACGCTTCTCAGCCTCGATGACCTCAAGGCGCTCTGAGAGCTTGGTGTTCTGAGCGCGGAGGGCCATGACCTCAGCTAGGAGGTTAGGCTCAGCCTTCTCAGAGAGCGTAGCGGGCTCGCTCATCTTCTTGGCCTTGTCATCCTCCTTGGAGTGCTCAGCCATCTCCTCTGGCTTGTCATCCTCAGAGGGCTTCTCAGCCATCTCCTCAGACTCATACTCGCCAGCAAGAGAAGCCTCAGCCTCCTCTGTGAGGTCTTTCATTTTCTGCTCTAGCTCTTTGACCATCGCGTCCTTAGCGGCGAGCGCGGCCTTGAGCTCATCAACGGACATATTCTCGAAGTCCATCATCTGCTCCTGTTCGCTTAAAGTGACCCGATCAATCTTAGAATGAGACTGAGCAGGGCGGGGGGTTAGGGTGACAGCGAGGAGCTGAGCATCGCCCACCTTCTCACCACCATCACGAGTGAAGATTTCACCATGTAGGTATTCAGGGGAGCTCCACAGAACTCCACCAGCGTCTTGGACCACCTTTAGACCGCGCTCGTTATAAGCAGGGATGGCGTAAAGCCCATCCTCTCTGAGCTCAAGCTCAACGATCATACCAAGGGCGTTCCCGCTCTCAGGTGGCGCGGGTGTCCCACCTTGAAAAGGTGAGGTGGCGTGTTGCCAATCAATAATGACAGGATCAGCCTCACGGCGCTCACGATAGACCCTGACCATCTCCTCAAGGAGCTCCTTAGAGATTGGCGCGCCAATGGCCTCACCACTCATCCGTGAGCTCACTTGACCAAGGGCCAAGGTTTTAAAGGGCTTACCAATGGTCAGACCCTCAGGGACATCATAAGAGGGAACAGCGCTGAGCTGTACCGCCTCACCATAAGCCCTAAGGGCTGTTTTCTTATCTGCGGCGTTCATTTGGTTTACCACCTTTCGCGCCCATGAATAGCCAGCGTCACCGCCCCACCCATCCCACGCTTGGCGTCCCTTGCCGTACTCATCCCAAGTAGAGCCCTGCTTATCCACCTCATGGCGGGTGAAGTAGGCCAGCATACGCCTGACCGTCTCAGGGCTTAGGTTCTTACCTGCTATGAGGTCGCGAGCGCGGGCGATGCCAACGGCGGTCATCCCCCTCTGACTCTGTGGCTTCTGTGCTCGCCTTCTCAAAGCGCGCTCAGCCGCCTTCCTAGCTCCCTCAGGTGGCTTAAAGTCAATGTGACTATATTTCTGAGGAGCCATGAGCTCAGCCTTGGCCTCAGTTTTTTGAGGGTGACCGCTTGGGAGCAAGTCAAGGTCACCTGTATAGGCTTCCTTGCGCTCACCTGTAGCCACTAGCTTGAGGAAGGCTTTGACCCTGCCATAGGCCCATTGATTCCTAGTCATCCCTGGGCGGTGGCTGACGCTAAAAGCACCCGCGCCACGCCTGAACACAGCTTTGAGTGAGCCTAGGTCAACCTTCTTGGACTTGGCTTTGTAGCGGTCGTTATGCTTATCGACCATGCCTTGAAGCGCTCGCGCCACGCTCTCTGAGATCTCAATCCCGCCACGCTTGCCTGAGGCTGAGCCCTGTGGGTTGGTCTTAGATCCCTTGATTCTATCTGAGGGGGGCGCTGGCGTTTGGGCCTTGGTCTTAGCCATTCTTGCGCCTCCTGATAGCCGCCTCAGCGAGCGCGGCCACCCCTCCACCTGAGCTAGCGGCGCTGACGGTTCTCTCTAGCGCTGATCGCTGTGCTTCCTCTGGTAGATCGCCAGCCCCTAGACGCTCCCTTATGGCGCGCTCGAGCTCGTTGTCTGGCGTGAGTAGCCCTGAGGTGACTAGCTGTGGAAGCATGGCCAAAGACTCTGCCAGGTCGTCTGTGTCTAGTCCTGTGTGGACTAGCCTTGGAAGCTTGGAGGGGTCTACAGGTCCATAGTTCCATCTGATCAACCTTCCTATGGTTCCACCACCACGGCGATCCACGCCGCTAATAGCAGAGGCCACAACATCACAGAGATTGATAGCAGCTCGCCTGAATACACTTAAATGTACCTCACCAACTGAGCGCGCCCCTGTGTCAGTTATGCCTAGGTTGGCGAACTGAGCTAAGAAGGCTTGACTGATTTGGTTGTCACACTCACGGATGATGTCCAATGGACCCTGAGCGTATAGGTTTGGCGTGGCGGCGTATTGGTCAAAACTCACCACAGGGTTGTCTATCAAGTAGCTTTGCTCAGCCGCCAAGAAGGCTTGAGCCTGAGCCTCAGCCTCATCGATCATGGCGTTGATGTCGCTGTCAGTTAAGCCTTGGAGCTCCGCCACCGATCTATCCACCTTGACCCTTGGTGTGGGAACAGCCCAGCGGTCAACACCAACACACATGAGGTTGCTGACCTTCTGTTTGGTCCGCCACCACCACCACACAGGTCTAAGCATCCCTGAGCCCTCAAAGTTAGAGCCTGTACGATTGAGGGTGAGGAGAAGGAGCTTGTTAGATGGGATAGGCTCAGGAACCTTACCCACGCCCACCACATGCTGAAGCACCCCATCAAGCTGTTGGTTGTCACGGCTGAGCCACCTTAGGTGAGCGCTTGGCTCACGGTCAGCGTAGAGGTCAAGCCAGACTTTCACCTTGCCATTGTAGTCAGGCCCAACCTTGTAGACCTCTTCAGCGTAGCGATAGCCAAGGGGGACGAACTCAAGGAGGTAGCTAAGTTGCTCCTCAAAGCTTTGGGACATCTGACCAGCGTATCCGTCAAAGCCAAACGCCTCATTGCCAAAGCGGGCGAGCTCATCACAGATTGGATCACCCTCCATAGCGCTCTCCCACCTCCAAGTAGCGCTGAGGAGCGTTTGGCGTAGCATATGCCATGAGCGCCTGACCACAGGGTCAGTTCTCAGCATGTCCTCAGCCTCCCTCACCCAGTTGAGCCCTGTGAGCGAGGCGTTCCGCTCATAGCCTGAGATCATCCCACCACTAAGCTGTGTCCCTGTGATACCCCTCACAGAAAAACGAGGGTGGAGCGCTCGCATGTGGCGCGGCGCTTCCTCTTGGTCAGCTTGGTAGTCTAGCTTTCTCATGAAGCCTCTGAGATGTCAGGCGGTTCTATCCTCCATCAATCGTCAAGCTTCTCCATCACGTCAGCTTTAGTGTCAGCATAAAGCGCTGAGTTGTCAAGCCTTGTCTGAGGCCATGCACCCTGAGCTTTAAAGACGCTCAAGTCAAGCTCACCCTTATCTGTGCATGTGGCCTTGTAGCGCCCCATGTAGAGGTGGGGCTTGTCAGCCTCTACCCAAGTGAAACACCTGAGACAGTAAATATATTTCTCCAATTAGGAAGTCACTTCCTATTTATCCTCATAGCGGCTGAGCTCCCTAGTCAGGTACCACAGCGCCTTCTGTAGATCCTCACGCGCCTCACCCTTATGACCAGCCCTCGCCACATACTTGATGACATTACCTAGACAGAAGCCAAGGCCCCAAGCCTCCACAGCATCAATCACCTCTACTCCACTCTGAGCGTGGTAGTGAGATGGGTGGTCAACGGCTGAGGTGATGGGCTCATCAGTTGTGAGGTCAACCCTGTCAAGCTGATGATCCCCAATGATGTCCTCATGGCTGAGATAGGGATAGCTAATCATTGATCTGCTTTCTAAGAGCCTCAATCTGGCCCTCAAGCTTGAGGAGCTCATCATGGTAGTCATCCAGTCTCCCAATAATGTCCTCCTGCTCTTGGCGCTCAAGGTCAAAGCGCTTGTTGGTGAACTGCCACAGCATATACATGAGGCCCACAGTAACAACAGCCACAAGGTTAGAGGGATCTAATACCTTCTCAATGAGGTTGGGTGTGAGGGTGGGATCAGCCATCAGAAGCTCCTTGAATTGGTTGAGATGCCAACGTTCCTGTCTCTATTGGGTCGGCGTCTAGGAGTATACGCTGAGCGTTGAACAGCGTCAGCCCAATAGTGGAAGATGCAATCATAACGCAGGGCGTCAAGAGGGTCCTCACGTCCGTCCTTCTTAGGTTGCTCTTTAGAATCCCACGCATAGCTGAGGAGCGCCTTCCTGAGGCTGTTACCTATGGCGCGCTCGCCCTTGTCCCATACCTCCTTAGTGATGAGGTAGCGGTTGCGAGCTAAAGCGCGCTTGAGGCGTTGAACACCATTGAGGATGTCAACCCTCACAGGGTCTGAGGTGTGTCTCAATGTCATACCAAGGCCACCCGCTCCCACCTCCTTTGACATCTCTCTGAAGGCTGAGCGCCCTGTGTGGTCAGACCTAGCCTTACCCGCTTTGTCAGCCACACCACTATCAAGCCAGATGCGAGGCCCAGGAGCAGAGGCTTTCTCTGAGCGAGGCCATGCCACTCTCAAGATCATCTCACACAGCTGAGCTATGGTGACCTCCTGTGGATTGATCTCATGGACTATGACTGACGCCTCACGCTCCTCATCAAACACAATGATCAGGACGCTTGGCTTCCTAAAGCCCCAGTCTATAGCCACACGCGCCGTCATCTCCTCACGGTAGGTGAAGTCATCGATGACATGTCGAGCGCTATCGAACTCTTGATAAACCAAGCCTGAGGGAGGCTTAGGCTTATTCATCACCATAGCCTCACGCTCATCCTCAGGTAAAAGCTTGGTTGCCTCGAACCACTCTGAGCTGAGGTTGTCTTGATTGACGTAGCTGGTGAAGAGGAGAGGGTGAACACCCGCCGCCTCAGCCATCTGACACCACCAAGCATCAGCCACAGGCAAGCCCACCAAGATGAGGGTGGGTGTTGGCCCTGACCTCAAGCGCCCCAAAGCTTTATGAGCTACTTCAGCG